AATTTTTCTATGAGTCACACTTATTGTTAAGCAATAAGAATTAGTATATCGCGACTCCTTCACTACGTTTTTGAGATGAAATTTAAAGCTCTCGGAATGATTTTCCTAAGCCGAAAGTAGACTGGACTGATTTTGTACAGAATACGACAGGGCGAATTAATCCCTTGAACTAACATCTTCTCCTAATCACACAGAGAAACACCGAGCGTAAACTTATCAACGAACGCTTCATCAAGATCCCAAAATGTAGGTAATAGGACCCGTACGTTGCGAACGTGACACGCTCTGAGTACTTGCTCCCGAAACTGTTCAAAGTACTCTTGTCCCCAATGGTACGCAAATTTACAAGCTTCGACTAGATTGTCGGTCAAAGCTGCTTCTGGATCAAGATCTCGTCTGACCCAATTTGTTAATTCTTGTATTGTTATTTTGTCCATGCAGGGATGCACCACTAGGGGAAAGCGGGCATCAACCTTAAAACCTCTCTTCAAATAAGTCGATTCCTCGATTGGCATGAGGAGGTTATCAGTGTCATCTTTTGTTGCTGCTGTAAATGTCAGCCCATGGAGAGCCAACACTATTGAGATGTTATGTTGATTGTAGAAAGCAGCGCGTTCGCTTACAGCGTTAACGTTGTCGTCTCCGTAATAATTTTCATCAACTGCTTCGCAAAAGTCCATCATGGAAGTCGTGTGGTCATTCAAACTAGAAACTATAAATTCGTGAGAAGATAATTGTTCGGGTGTTAAATATTTGAATGCTCGAATTATGTCGATCCATGCACCACGCATATAGCACGCGTTAACGTAGGTATTTAAAAGCACTGTCATAGGATTTCCCGAAGGATTTCCCTGTAAAGTCTGATACACTACCCAACGACGTACTTCGTTGTTAAACCATGCGTGGACGCAGAATTTAAGTTCGTCCATTAACACTGCTCTTACGACTTCGTGTCTTTGAAGTTGTTCATCTGTGTAGTCAGAGAACTGCCGATAGAATTTGTTGGCACATTCCCCGAATCCATCAATGAATTCATTCATCAACCGTCCATCGATTGAGCTGTGATCTCCCGCATAAACCAAAGGTGAGGTTGATTTCATCTTCATATATAATTGGGACCATTTGGGTGAATCGACATCAATTCCGATACTAGAGAAGAAATTTAAGTGAGCGTCATACCAAGCCGTCATAAAGTCCCCAAAGTACTTGCGAACAAGTATCAAAAAGGAGAAATTTCCGATGACAAAAGCACGACACTTACCTGCTTCGCACTTTTCATTAGCTACGCGAGCGTCCTTTTTGCAGTCGAGCCATAGAGATTCTACCCTCTTGCCCTGTGCAGCTTGAAACTCTCGCTCGCCGATGCTAGTTTTCGCGGCTAAAGTCAACTCTCCATTCTCTTCAAACATACACATTTTTCCTTTTCCTTTCTTCCAGATAACATCTGGGTATCCTGGTGATGAATTCATGTTAATTGATTGCATAAAGCGGAATGATGGGTTTCCTTTAATATTTTCCTCCAGCGGTAATAAGATTGGAATTCTTTGTGGTCC